GGTGACCATTCCACCGGCCGTGGCGCTTGCCCAAACCAGCGACGGACCGAACAGCGCAAGCCAGAGCAACGAAACTCCGCCAGCTGCCATCCAGGTGGTGCCGTTGCGACCGACGAAGCTACCCGCCGTGAACGCGATCGGATCGGCATGGTGCTTGCGATTGGGTGTGACCACGTGCGGCCCTATGATCGGCGTCGTCTCGGACAACACGCGGTCTTCGAGCCAGTGCAGGAAGCCGCCCGCCAGGTCCGCGATGAGCCAGCCGGCGAGCAGCTTGGCGACGATCAGCAGGACAAGATCGATCAATTGCCCATTCCCTTCTTCGAGCAACTCCCCGGCGCGTTCCAGTCGACCAAGCGGTCGAGCTGGGCGGCGTTGCCGGCGAAGGATCGGGCGAGCCGGATAATCGCGGCGCGGATCCGCGTCGGGATCTGCGCGATCAGCGCAGGATCCTCGGGCAGGCCTTCCGGCCGGTCCGCGCAGCGGAGCAGCTCGGCAGGCGGCGTGTCCTTTACCGGCACGGCGACCGGTACGGGCACCTCGATCCTAACGGGAGGCTTGGGCGCGCAGCCCTGCAACGCCGTTGACAGCAGCAAACCACTCGCGATCAACAAGGTTACGGCGTTCGGCATCCGCATCTGCGGCCTCCATTCGTTGTGCAGCGGAGCTGGCGGCCTCGGCCGCGGCGCGTGCCGCCTGGTTGTCAGTGAGTTGGCGGGCGTCGTGCGCGGCGAGCGCATCGGCGAGCGTCCGGGCGGTGAGCTGGTCGGTGTTGGCCTTGAACCCGGCCAGGCCCGCCACCTGCTCGGCGCAGAGCACGCCGCGCGGCGACTTGCCCGTCGCGCCGAAGGCGTTGCCGGCGCGCGCGCAGATAATCTCGGCGCGGTGAAGCACATCGTCGCGATCGGCGACGACTTGGCGGTAGTGGACGTAGAACCAAGCGCCGACAGCCGCGACGGCCAGCAGCACGAGGAACGCGCTCTGGGCGCGCAGCGAGGCGAACAGGTCGCGGATCATCGGGGCAGCTCCGTCAGGCAAAGGCGGCGCTCGGCCTCGCGACGGCGGCTCAAGCCGTTCACGACACGCCCGCCCGCCTTGTTCCACATGAGGAAGGCATCGCAGGCGGCGCGCCACTGGCCGGCGTTGAAGCGGCGCGCGACGGTCGACCGGCAATAGCCGTTCGTGCCGATGTTGTAGGCCAGGCTGATTGCGGCCGAGAGCTGGTTGGGACGGCCGCGCAAGATCGGCGTGCAGGCAAGCACCGGCTCGGCGTGGCGGATCAGAGCAGCTTCCTCGCGTGCCTTGCAGCCCTCGATCGTCTCCACCATGCCGGGCTTTACGCCCAAGGTTTCGCCGCCACAGATCGTCCAAACCCCGACGATGTCGCGGTAGGCGGTCAGGCGAGGCTTGCCGCCCGACTCCCATCCATCGACGAAGGGCGCGACGATCAGCGCGCAAGATGCGCCGACGATAGCGATGAGGGTTGCGCCCTTGGCAGCGCCCTTCGGCGCGCCGGGCTTGGGAGCCGTGGTCACTTCTTGTCCTTTCTGGGCAGCAGGGCGAGCACGCGGTCGCGCAGCAGGGCGGGCAGTTCAGCCGCGACGGTGGAACAGCCCGAGATGAAGCCGGGGGTGGCCTTGAAGGCGATCATCCCCAGGATGAAGCCGACCGCCTGCAGCACGAAGGGATGGAATGGGTAGAGCGCGCCGGCCGCTCGCTGGATGAAGTAGCTGACGACGACGCCGACCCAGAGTTGCGTCGCGCGCTGTGCCCAGGTCAGCCCCGTTTCGTAGAGCAGGCTCACGATCGCGCCGAGCGCAGGCGGTACCAGCGCTGCAAGGAAGGTCAGCAACCCTTCGATCAGCTCGTGCAGGAGCTTGTCCATCGGATCAGTCCCAGAGCTGGATAAGAGGGCGAACGGCCGTGGTGGGCGACGCCTGCGCGGTCGCGACGGTCACGACAGTCCCGGTCGGCAGGACAACGCCGGCATCCGCAATGCCGGGATTGGCAGCGAGCACGGCTGGCAGATCGGCCGGACCGAGATTCATCTCGCGCCACAGCAGCTCGTCGAGCGTGTCGCCTTGGCTGGCACGGAGCACCGTTGCCATCAGATCAGCTCCCCGCACGTGCGGGTACGGCCGAGCATATCGCGCACCGCCCAGGCACCGTCGCGGCGCAGCTCGCCAACGGATGCGTCGAGATCCTCGACGCGGCGCTGACCGGCCGCGGTCAGGTCAACATCCCGGTAGCGCTCGACCAGGTCCGCCTTGGCGAAGGCGTACACGGCGCGACGATAGAGGATCACGAGGCGCGGCTCGCCGCCCAGCAGACCGTTCGGCACGTCCGCGACCTCGGCCAGCTTCGTAGCCCCGGCCGCGCGCCGCGCCTCGGCCCAGGCCACCAGGTCGTTGCCGACCGTGATGATCGCGCCGAGCACGGCTTCGCGCTGGCGGTCGACGGTGACGCTGTCGCGAACCTTTGCCTGCCGGCGGAAGTGGGCAAGGTCGATGTCAGGAAACCAGCCGTCGTTTGCGATGACGGAAGCGTCTTCGGCACCGGGCGCGGGCACGACCGAGCTGCAGCAGTCGCCAGAGGGTACGAGCGACGGGATGATCAGCGGACCGGTCATGCGATCATCCGCGCGCAACCGATCGCACCGGCCATGAAGAAGAACAGGCCGAGCAGGAGCGCCGCAACGCCGATCCGGATCCGGAAAGCACGCTCGCTGGCAATCAGCACCGCACCTGCCAGCGCCAGCCAGGCGCCCATGCCCAGCGCGACAAGCACGATGGCGACAGCGAGCAGCTGGGCGATGATGACGGCCATGCCTTCGATCCTTGGTTTCGCCCTCCCGAACACGGGGGTGGGGATCGGGTCGATCGACGGCCCTGCGACCCGAAGGCCTCCCGTCTCGCGCGATCCGCCCCCGAGCGCCGGGGGGCGAGCTATGCAGCCGGCGTATCGCCAGCCTGTTCGGTAGATCCGGCGTCGCCGGTCGGTTCGGACGGGGCGGGAAGCGCAGCGAGCGCCTTCTCCAGCCCTTTGATCTGGGTCTTCACGCCGACACGGTCGTGCAGCGCCTGGGCGCGGCCGAGCCGATCAAGGGCGGATGTGATGAGCGGGCGGGCCTTGTCGGGCTCGGCGTCGCCGGCAGCGCGCGCGAGTTCGGCACCGATCGCCTTCAGCAGCTTGGCGCGGGGCTGGTCGTGCATGTCGATGTCGGCGGTGAGTTCCTCGACGGCCTCGAGCACCCAGAGGGGGAACGACCCGCCTTGCATCTGCACCTTGAGCGCGACCTCGGCGATATCCTCGAGCACGAGCGTCGCAGCATCGCGCTCGTAGCGGGCGGGTAGCGGCACGGAGAAGCGCAGTACGTGGCTCGCGAGCGCCAACGCGCGCATCCAGTCGCCCGTATCGATCGACCACACCATGACAGTGGGCAGAACCTCGTCGGCACCGGTGGAGCCCAGCTCGCGCCCGTTCGTCATCCGGCCTGCCTCGAGCACGCCATCTACCCAGGCGAAGTATTCGGGCAGCATCTCGCGTTTCGCCGCGATCTTGCGGTCGATCGCCTTGATGTTCTTCAGGCGGCGCAGGTCGTGCGTCAGACGCATCGCGATCTGGGCGGCTGCGGTGCCGCCTGGGCGGTTCGGCGCAGGTGCCTGGTCCGCCGCGGGCATGGTGCCCGCGGCGGTGATGGCGAGCCCGCCCCCGGTTGCAGGAGCAGACGCCGTTTTCATGGCCAGGATGCGTTCCTGGGTGCGTCGAGCGAGGCTCATGGCGTGTCCTGTCGGGAGCGGGCTACAGGGTGCGGGCGATGCCGGCGATCAAACGACCGGCGCTTTGCCCATGACGATGTTCTCGATCAGCGCGGCCTTGCCGAGATCCTCGACCACGTAGGCGTGGTTCACGCTCTCGTAGTTTTCGATCTGATCGCGCTTGGCGTTGTCCTCGATCTTGCGGCGCTCGGAGCCAATCTGCTCGTAGACCGACAAGTTCGCGAGCGTTGTGATCAGCATTGCGTTCTTCGGGAACTTTGGCACGCGCACGGCCGTCAAGCCGCCCAGCTTCTTGCTGGCATGCAGCACGTCACGCGCGATTTGCTCACTCGCGGTGTCGCCGGCATTGTTGACGATCGCGAAATACTTGTCGTGGACGATCTCACGGCCGACGATCACGACCAGGTCGGTATCTTCACGGTAGTTCTCGTGCAGCAGCTCGACCGCGTCGTAGACCAGAGCGTCGATGTTAACGAAGTCAACTTCCACGCCAACCGTGCCCGGCCCGACATAGATGGCCTTGGTCGCGCCCGCGGTCAGCTCTCCATCGGCCAGGACACGCTCGGGAGCTTCCTCGCGGACGTGCTGCAGCCAGCCCTTGTTGACGTCCTGCAAGAGCGGGAAAGCAACCGGGTCAGTCTCGACCGCGACGTGCGTGCCGTTGAAGCCGATGGTGATGATGTCGAGCGCTTTCGCGTTCACAATCGCGTCGCGGATCAACGGCTGGAAGTTCGGCTGGTGCGCCCAGGCGTCGAGCGTTTCGTAACGGATCAGCGTGTCGAAGTCGGTCTTCTCGCAACGGTAGCGCGTCTCGTCGAGATCGCCGGGATAGCGCGGCTGGCGATCCTTCACGCGCGTATCCGTGCGGCTCGCGATCGTGCCCTTCACGCCAACGCCGACCTTGTCTCCTTCCTGCGCCACCACGGGAATGATGTTGATGTTGGACAGGAACTCGCTCGACAGCTGTAGCTTGCCGCGCAGCGTTTGGGCGACCGCGGGAGCCACGGTGAAGGTGCGCGACGGGTCGGAGACGCCATTCAGCTTGCCGATCTGGGCGGTGTAGGCGTCGTACAGGGTGCGGGTCGAGTTGAGCATTGGGGGCTCCTGGGCAGGATCGGGGGGACGGGCGGCGTTGGTGTCAGCAGTCGGTCAGGTTGCCGACGTTGCCGCCTCCCGACGCCGGCGGGCGCGAGAAACCGGGCTGCTCGGTCGCGGCGAGCTTGCTCTGAAGCGTCGTGAAGTCCCGCTGCAGGGCAGTGTTTGCGTCCACGACGGGCTTGAGCGCGGCCGTGATCGAGCCGGCGACAGCCGCCTGCAGCTCGGTCGTGAAGGTGCCGACATCGAAGTTGTCGTTTGCAGCCTTCGGCTTCTCTTCAGGCTTCGGCTTCTCGGGCTCGGTCGGCTTGAACTTGGCGGTCACGGCAGCGAACAGCCGGTCAACGATGCTTTCGACCTTCTCCTGCTCAGCGGCCTTGGCCTCGAACTCTATGGCAATTGCATCGGTCGCAGAGGCGAACACAGTGCCGGGTGCGCGGTGCGAGAACTGCAGCCGCTGAGTGCCAATCGAGGCAGGCGTGTCGGTGAAGGCGAGCCCGATCAGGCCGAACTTGCCGGTGCCGGCGTAGTTGGGCGTCAGCTCGACGGAGGGGAAAGGCTTCTGATCCTTGCTCGCCAGCGCGACCAGCTGGTCGTTTGCATCGACCTGCGCATATAGCGCACGGCGCTTTTCGACCTTGCCGGCAATGGTGAAGTCGTCAGTCTTCGCCTCAACCGCGATCACGTCGCCATAGCCGTTGAAGGGCGGCTCCGGGCTGTAGCCCGCGATATGCTCGATGTTGATTCGCGGCGTGTAGGTGATCCCGTTGTAGGTCGCGAAGCACTCATCGATCATCTCGGCCGTGATCTTGCGGCCGTCGCTGATCGTCTCGCCTTCGACGAAAACTCGGAATGGCTTGCTCTTCGTGCCCATGGCGTCGCGGTCCTCGGTTCGGTCCTGGTGCGGCGCGCTGGGCAACCGCTGGTGGATGCGAACAGGGGCGCAAGCGGCGTCGCTTCTCAAGCGCGCGGGAGTGTGGTGGCGCTTGCCACACCCTAAACCGCCTCCCGATGCGGCTCGCGCACGGCAAGGTCGCCCGCGACCATGTCGATCCTTGCCGATCCCCTGACCCTCGCACCGGAGGACCGCCGCCATGCCGCGCGCAGCCTCTACTGGCGCAAGTGGAGCCTCGGGCAGATCGCCGAGGAGCTGGATCTCAAATACGACACGGTGAAGAGCTGGGCGCGGCGCGACCGCTGGGATGACGCGCCGTCGATCCGCAAACTCGAAGACTGCCTTGAGACGCGCCTGATGGTGCTGATCTGCAAGGAGAAGAAGACCAGCGCCGATTTTACGGAGCTGGATGCGCTACGCCGGCAGGTCGAGAGCCTGGCCAAGGTGCGCCGCTACGATGCGCCGGGCGGGCACTCGGGCGACCTGAACGACGCGGTCGCGAACCGGAACGCGGGCGAGCGCAAGCCCAAGGCGAAGAAGAACCACTTCACGGCCGACCAGGCGGCCGAGCTGAAGGCGCTCTTCCTCGACCAGCTCTACGGTTACCAGGAGGCGTGGTTCACGGCGCTATCGTTCCGCACGCGCATGATCCTGAAGTCGCGCCAGATCGGTGCGACCTACTATTTCGCCTTCGAAGCCCTGATCGACGCGATCGAGACGGGGCGTAACCAGATCTTCCTATCCGCCTCAAAGGCGCAGGCGCACCAATTCCGCAGCTACATCGTTGGTTTCGCCAAGCTGGTCGGCGTCAGCCTGGCTGGCGATCCCATGCTGATCACCAGCGAGCTGCGCCCGGCCGAGGAGGCTGCGGCCGAGCTGCATTTCCTCGGCACGAACTTCCGCACCGCGCAGGGCCGGCACGGCAATTTCTACTTCGACGAGTTCTTCTGGGTCCATAGTTTCGAGGAGCTGAACAAGGTTGCTTCCGGCATGGCGACGCATAAAAAGTGGCGGAAGACCTACTTCTCCACGCCTTCTACCATCGCGCATGCCGCCTACCCGTATTGGACGGGCGAACGGCGCAACCGCCGTCGTAAGAAGGCGGACCGGATCGAAATCGACGTCTCGCACCAGGCGCTGAAGGACGGCAGCCAAGGGCCGGACAGGATTTGGCGGCACATCGTCAACATCCGCGATGCCGAAGCCGCGGGCTGCGACCTGTTCGATATCGAAGAGCTGCAGGACGAATATGCGCCCGACGAGTTCGCCAACCTGTTCCTGTGCGACTTTGTCGACGACAGCCTGTCGGCCTTCCGGTTCAACGACCTCGTCGCGTGCGGGTGCGACAGCCTGGTCGACTGGACCGACGTCAATCCCGATGCGGCCAGGCCCTATGGCGAACGCGCGGTCTGGGCAGGCTACGATCCGCAGAACAGCGAGAACGGCGATAACGCCTCGCTGACAATCGCCGCACCGCCCATGGTCGAGGGCGGGCCGTTTCGCCTGCTCGAGCGGCACTCGCTGCGCGGGCTCGACTTCGAGCAGCAGGCGACCTTCATCAAGGGCGTGCTGTCCCGCTACAACTGCACCTACCTGGGCGTGGACGCATCGGGTGTTGGCGCGGGCGTGTACCAGCTGCTCGCCAAGCCCGACAGCGGCCTGCGCGGCGTCACCAAGATCGAATACTCGCTCGAGGTGAAGGCCGGCATGATCATGAAGGCGCAGCACACGATCAGCCGCGGCCGGCTCGCCTTCGACGCCAGCTGGCTCGACGTCGTGTCATCGTTC